TAGCACCGCTGGCAAGAGTCACCGTGTTCGTGGAAGTCGTGTAGTCATTACCTGGCGACAGCAGCACACCGTTCAGGAACACTTGCAGAAGCGATCCCGTAAACGTCAGCGATACACCGTTCCGGTCGTTACCCGTGAACGCTGTCTGCGATCCAGTAGCCGTGTACTCGTAAGTAATAATTGACGCTGTTGCAGCGGCACTCGCCTTAATCCAACCAGAACCGTCATAGACGTACATGCCGATCTGCTCCGACGTACCCGTGTTCAGGTAGAACAAGGCTCCCGAAACTAGCGCGTCACCGTCATTGTCAACAGTCGGAGCAGACGACTTAGACCCCAAATACCTGTCATCGAATGAGTCCAACGATGCGGCAGCAGCCGCAGCAGAGTTCGCGGCAGAAACGGCACTAGCAGCAGAACCAGTCGCGCTAGTACCAGCGTTAGTTGCAGACGTTGCCGCGTTCGTTGCTGACGTAGCCGCAGCAGTAGCACTAGCGGCAGCGTTCGTCTCGCTAGTCGAAGCGTTACTCGCAGAAGTAGCTGCGTTAGTTTCCGACGTACCAGCGTTAGTCGCTGCTGTGCTTGCCGTGGTCGCGCTAGTCGAGGCGTTCGTCTCACTCGTTGACGCTGCCGTGGCAGAAGTCGCAGCCGCAGTAGCGGAAGTCGCCGCGTTCGTGGCCTGAGTGGTCGCTTGAGCGACCTGGCTCGTAGCAGCGGTATCCGTGTAGTTCTTGGTCGCAGCATCCTGCGCCGAAACCGGATCACCAAGTCCGGTGATCTTGTTCGTACCGCCAGCGAGGTCGCCACCCAGCGTGGCAGACGTTAACGTCTTATTCGTCAACGTTTGAGTCTCAGTCTCACCGACAACATTCGATGTAAGAGCAAGGCCGTGAACATTATTGGTTGAGTCCTCGTGTTGACGGGACTCGCGGAAATCACGCCCACTAAAGGCGTGCTCGACCTGACAGCCGACAGAGTGAGCGACCGCGGTAGTCGAGTCCACTCCACGAGTGATTGTGAGGATCGTTCCCGAGACATTCGTACACTCGACCAGCTCTTCATCAATCGTGTCCTTATCCAGAACGATTGTGAACGGGTAGCTCGTTGGGTATCCGGAGGCGAGCGCAACAGTTATCGACGTATCGGTCGAGTTAATGCCATTGACCAGAGTGGTCTTTTTGGCCGTGGATGAGTAATAACGTGCTTGCGCCATTGTCTACCTCTCGTAGTGGACGCGAATCGGGTTTTCTGCTTGCTGCTGACGACGAACTTCCTCGAGCCGCGTCCGGTAAAGACCCAGGAGGTACTTACCTAGACGCTCACCAGCACCGATAGGACGCATGTTCGCCGCAAGATCAGCGGTTGCACTCAAGCCCGAAACCAGCGGTGTCTCGAGGTAAGGAACCATCCGGTATGCAGCTCCGAGTCGCACCACATCAACAGCACTGTCAGGAAGTCCGGATGCACTAAACAAGTCCGTGTCGTTCGCCAAAGTCTGCGGAGGGCCGCCCGTGCGAACGTGAATACGCTGCCCTGGAACCGGCTGCTGGTACAAGCTCAGTTGAGCTCCACCGCTGCCGTAAGGACGCAGCTCGTAGTGCCGGATCGGAACGAACTCACCCGACGGGCCAATCCGTTCCCCAGCTACGCGCAGTACGTGGCGAGCGTTCGTGTTCGACAGTACGAAGTTAGTTTTGGTCGGATCTGACGTTAGGTACTCGTCCTGAATCGCATACAAGTCAGGGTAGACAGCTCCGATGCTGTCATTTACCGCTTGCTTAACAGAGAATCGTGGGAACTGAGGCGAGGAAACGACTCGAGTACCCGCCGAGTGGGTCGCAGCAGTGGTTCCACGGAACCCTCTCCCGTACGGCGGCATGGTGATTGTTTGAGAAGCCCTATCGACGTTATCAACCTGCAACAGCTCATAGCCGATTTCGCACACGCCACGAGAAATAGCGGAAGCGTCACTGACGCTCGCCGTCAAGTCCGTCGTTGCCAAGCTCCCCAGCAGGTACGTTGATTGGTCCTGCTGAGAAGTAAAACCCGACAAGTACAGAAGCGTCGAGTCAACAACATCACCCAAAGTAGTGCTCATGCGCCTACCGCCTGGATCGCAGCTTGCGCAGCCTTATGAGTGCTTTTCTCTGGCTGTAAGCCAATAGATTTCGCGTAAGCGTAAGTGTTCAAGTCTTTATTAACTTTCGCGGCAGTCTGACCTTGGATACGCATGTTCGCGTCCCGAGCACAGTCACCCCAAGATTCGTGATCCTGGGTAGGGCATCCGGTTCGACACATTTCTAAACGTCCTCGATGTATGCGGAGAAGCCAGCAGCGGTGATTGCCGTGACTTGTGCGTCAGTTAGTTCGTGGCGGTGGCCGCCCAGGAAGTAGCTGTCGGCCAGCCTCAGTCGCTCCGCGGAAGGAAACGACACGAGCGACCCGACGCCACTCTCAATTAGTAAAGTCTGTGGAGTTTTCGTGGTCACGAAGTCGCCGAACAAACGATCCGTCGCGTACTTCTCACTTATCTGCGGTGTAGTCAGAATCTTCACAAAATCTCCTTAACGCGAGGAGGGGCCGACCGAAGCCGACCCCTCCCACATTCACTCAGAGTGATTAGGTTGCGTTAGTCGCAATCGTTGAACCCGAAGTGATTTTGCGGAGTGCCTCTGTGCGATAAAGTGACCACCCGCACAGGCTGTACCACCCGTATGGGCGGAACCTCGAAAGGCGATCCACAACCGGACCGAGGCGCACGGAGGGCTCAACGGCGCACGCTTCTGCGAGTGCCTGCTGCCCAACAACGAACGTGCTGTACTCGTCCTCACCGCTAGGACCCGTGGCCGAAGCCATGGGTGCGCGAGAGGTTTCGATGACATAAGTGCCACCAAAAACGCCCGTGGTCTGCTCAAGGAGAGCCCCCACGTTTGGCTCCGTGTGCTTCCGAATATCCTCAAACGAAAGCGCACCTGTCTCGTTGCGCAGATCGAAAGCAACATCTGGGTGCATGTACGCCGCGTAGAGCGAACCCTGACGCGGAACCACGTTATCGCCGCGGAGCTTGGCAACGGCCTTACGGATAGAAGTACCCGTAATCACGCCCGCGTTCAAGTCCTCGGTCTGACCAGCGGCAGCACCGTCCAGCACGGTAGAAACAACCTTGTCCAGGCTGTCCACCATGTTGAATCCGATGAGGTTAGCGATCGCTGGATCAATGTCAGCGAACGCAGTCTCCTGCACATAACGAGTGTTGACAACAACGTTGCCGTACTCTTTGAGAACGACGCTAACTTGGTCAACGTCGTCAAGCGCAGCCGCATCGAGGTCAGTTACCTCTGCCAACGGTGTCGTGGCCTGAGCCAGATCGTTGTACAGAGAGAACGTGACCGCGTACCCAGGCATAGCCTGTTGCACCGGACGCTTATCGGCAAGGTCGCGGTAGACGACCTGTGACCGGAGTTGGAAATCAATCATCCGGTCGTATGCGCGCGCAACTAGATCATCAAAGCCAGTGCCAGTGCCACCAGCTGCGAGCGTCGAACTAACCGTCGGCGGCGTCTTAATAGACGCACCGGAGTTAGATGCTGAGTCAATAAAATTGTCAGCCATACTTGCGATTCACCCCCCTTAAGGGTGTAGTAGTGATGTGGATTACTTGACCGGCCCGTACTTGTTGCCAAACAGAAGTTCGTTTAACTCCTCTTGACTCTGCGCATTAGCGATGCGGGTTTGCAAATCACCCGCGTCCACCGCTGTCGCGGCAGACCCAACGGAAGCGATACGAGCTGCGGCCTGGACTTCCTCAGAATCTCCCTGAGGTTGCGTCTCGAGCCCAAACAAGTCAGCGTTCTCACCTATCCAGGCTTCAACTTCATCAACGGTCGTAACCGATTCGGGGATGAACTTGCTGATACGCGCATCCACGCCTTTTTCGGTCAGTACGCCCTCTACGACACTCTTCCGGCTGGCAGAAGAAAACTCGTCCACTTGCTTGCGGAGTTGATCTACTTCCTTTTGCTTAGCCTTGTATGCCTTGCGGAGCTGTCGAACAACGTCAGTACCCGAATCGTCATCCAGGTTGTCGATGTCGAACTCGTCGTTTTCGGACATTGGTGTTCTCCCTATCTCTTCTATGTGAATCGCCAGCCGCAGAAAACACTTGGGGGAGTGCCTAATGGCTCTGACTACCGGACTGTTTCTCGCCAGGGGCCGGTCGGTCCTGGTCGGCGTGGAGGCGGTGGGATTCGAACCCACGTTCCTCACGTTGCCCTCTTGGGGATTTTCGTGAGGTCTTACCTATTCGCCCCCGCGGTCTTACCCGCGATTAGTGTCAAGCGAGGAGCTAGTGATCCCAGATCGACCACTAAAGCGCGCTCGCTCCCGAGACTGCAAGCCTCGAATCTTCTTTGTTGCGTCAGGATCGTTAACAAACTGCGCGCTCACGACTTCATCGTCCGTTAGTTCGCTACCCTCGATGTTCGACAGACGGGAAGTAGCGTCACGAATCACAGCTGCCTTACCGAACTCTGACGTAAACGCTCCCACGTTCACATCTTCATCACCAGAAAGGGAAGCGACGCTCTCAGCAGTGGCCTTGTCAATATCAAGTGTTGCTCGAGCTGCCGTTGCGCCCAGCAAGGTCGCGTTACTGATCTGGTTGATCTTGTTTTGCGTGCGCACAGGGTCAAGGACGTACTCAGTGAGAGTGGCTGCGTCGAGGCCGTAATACTCCTCGAGAGCAGAAGCGACCTCAGGGCTCGTATCTTGGACCACTCGAGCAGCGTCGGTGACTCGAGCGCGAACCTCATTCACGCTGACGGAGTAGTCGGTCACGAGCTCCGCGATAGCGTCGAATTGGGTTTGCGTACCGTCTGGCCCAAGGAAGTCCCGCATACCAGCTTCACGGAACACTCCGCGGTAGTCCCGCTCCAAGCCCAGATACTCAGCCTCGTCGCGAATGTCCGTGATTCCTTGCGCCCGCAAATCCACTAAGCCCTTAAATCGAGTCTTGTACTGTTCCGTTTCCGTGACCTTGCTAAGAATGACCTCAGTGTTGTTTCCGTACTTCACGATTAATTGGTCGATCTGGTCAATCAGACCTTCCATGCCGCCCCAGCCACCAAACGTGGTGCGCAGGATCGCTCGAGCCTCCTCGTCCAGCTTCTTCTTCTCATTAGCGGCACGGATATTTTCTTGCGCTTGAGCTATCTCCGCAGCTGTTGGCTGCCGAGGCGCAGGCGTCCTGTCTTGTGGAGTCTGTGGGGGGGTGTAGTTGTTTATTTGAGATTGAATCCCGCTAACAACATTCTGAATATGCTGAACGGAACCGACAGACGCTAAACCTCGAGAAGCAAGATACTGCTGGTATTGCAGCATGTTCTGGTGATTGCGTAGGTTCTCATCATAAGGAGTAGCCACTCAGATCACCCAAATCCAAACATTTTGCCGACACTGCTCACTGTCCGTGCGTACGTTTGTTGCGCGTCAAGGCTCCCTTGCCACTCGTCAAGGCCACGTATGTACTCCTCTGCCTCATACAAAGGTCGAATACGCATCTGACCGTTCGCGTCCTGGTACTGCATCATCTGTTTCAAGATCGGATCACTCATGCCGAGCGAGCCATTGGTGCGCCCGAGCATCCGTTCCGCGACGCCGCGGTAAGGAGCCGACAAGTCGTAAATGTCGTACCCGTTCTGGATTTGCTCAGCCCACGACGGGTACGCACCCACCATGTATTGCGAGCGCAGTTGAGTCTTGACTTCATCGAGTGTCATGTTTTGGAAAGAGACGTTACTCAGCAGACTGTCAGCGTCAGCCTGCGAAATCTCTAAACCGTTCCTACGGCTCCACGCGGAAAGCTCCGACGCGGCTGCACCCAAGCTGCCAGTAAAACCAAGGTTGTCCTCGCTGGCCGAGAGCTGCTCATTAACCTGAGCTTGCAGAGCAGTCTCGATATCGAGGCTGCCCCAATTCTCACGGTAAGCCTGATCCGATAACGCAACAAGCGTTTCCTCTGCCAGATCAACTCCGACTTGAGCAGCCCGAGACTCAATGGCAAGACGCTTATCACCAATCTGTGCCTCGACCTCACCCGCCATAGTCGGGTCAGCAAGGTTAGTTGCTGCGGCCTGTTCTGAAAGTTGCAAGCTTGACCAGAACTCGTTTTCCCGCAAGGCGCGGTTCCAGAAGTCCTGTGCGTCAGCAGCAGACTCGAAAGCGTTGGGGTTGTTCTTGTTCAGCCGCTTCTTGTATTGCTTGGCTTTCTCGAGAAGAAAACCCGACGGGTCGTTCTGAGCCAGCTGAAAAATAGCAACATACTCGCTCTTAAGTCGCTGACGATCAGATGACTCCATACTTGCATCGCTTGGATCTGCGCTCACAGGTTCGCCTTCGTCCTCTGTTCACGAATGAAATCGCGCGTGTAGTCGAGGGAAGCCGTATCCATCTGGTACTTCTTCCACTCTGGGTTCTCGCGCAGCACCTCCGCTAGTACCTCTTCACGCTCAGAGTTAGTGATGCCAGTCTCAGTGCGCGTCGTACTGCCACTCGAGCGTGAAATAGTTGGGGACTCGCCCTCCTCTTCACGCACCCGCTTAAGCAGCTTGTCAAACTCTTTCTCTGTAATCCGGCGACCAATCATTTCCTCCGCAAGACCGTTAGCGAGAAGCCGCACATCAGCCTCGTTCGCTTCCGTGTACGAGTACCGAGTGCCACCGCCACCAGAGCCGCCGCCACCGAAACCTGGCATCATCCGGAACTTCCGGCCTTGGTCAAGTGCGCCCATGATGGAGCCGCCGTCTTCGGCAACGTCATCGACCATGCGATTAAACGCGGCATCTATGGATGTGTAGCTCTCGATCTTGACGCCGAAATAGCCCTCGATACCCGCGACAAGGTTGGCGTACTCCGGATTGTTCTCCACCCCGCCGCCCTTAGCGCGAACCTCGTTAATGTAGTTCTTGGCCTCATCAATGGATTTTGTTTCGCGGTTAGTCATCAAGCCACCGCCGCCCAAGCGGTCAAGGCGGTCGTAAAACTGCTCGCTCTGGTCAAAGATGACACGCTGCGGGCCAGGTTTCCGTTCCGTTCGCGTGAACTCCTCACCCTCGTCGTCCACCATCGTCACTTCACGAACTTCGGTGCTCGAGAGGCCGTCCTTGCTTAACTCCGTTTTGTAAGGGCCGTAAGTGCGGTCAACAACCCTGCTACCACCCTCATCGCCTGTAACTTCGTCGTCATCCATGAGCTCCAAGGAGGCCCCGTTGACGCAAACAACCCCACCGCTGCTGTCCATCTTGAGCAAGTTGCTTTCACCTTTTGCGGCTAGCCGTTCCTCCATATCAAGTGCTGCAATTTTGTTTTCCCCGCAATACCAAGACTTAGCCATTAAGCAGCCCCTTCCACGCTATCGAGCTTCGTCATCTTGAGCCTCGCTATGACTGCACCGATGTAATGCCTAACTTCCGGATTTTGAGGATTGTTGTACGCCTTCACGTTCGCCCAAAAATCCCGTTCAGCCTTAGCCCGCTCACGCTCGTCCTTGTTAGTTGTTCCAGGGTTAGCGAGACGCCTCGCGTCCCACAGCTCCCACTGCTGGTTCACGAAAGCAATACGTTGAGCAACAGGGCGGTCGCCATAAGTGCCGTCGTTAGATTCCTTATCCAGCTCAACGAGCAGCCTGTTCATCGCCTCGTACGACTCCTGGGCCGACCCCTGCCGCATCGTCATATTTTTCGTTGCCATAGACCCGTACTCACGTTCCAGGTTGTCCTTCTCGAGTTCGGTTCGTTTGTCAGCGAACTTGAGCTGATCGAAATAGCCTGGATCGAGCTCGTTTAAGTTTTGCCGGTATTCAGTGTCTCGCTGAATCTCACGACCGATCAGGTAGTCGTACTCAGACCTAGCCAGCTGGTCGATGTACAGCTCCTCTTCCTTCTTCACCTTGATTCGGTCAATAAAGCGCATCTGCTTCCACATGGCTGGGGAGAACTCAATGCGGTCTGATCGAGGTGTAAAGAACGAGTACGCACCCCTGTAAGCGTCGTTGTCAAGCCACTTCTTATTCTCTGGCTCCCGCGACCACTCCATAGCCGCCACGGACGGTTGCACCATCGCCGCCTCCGAGGTCGGCCCACCCACCGTAGAGAACGTCGATACGCGGTACGGGGACAGGTTGTAGCTCCCCGTCACGTAAGGGCTGTCCTTCAAGTCGTCCAGCAGGAAACCCATCCAGTTATCCATCGCGTAATCCTGCGGAGACAGGTACGTGTCACCACGCGACTCAGCGACAGTTTTCAAAAACTCATCAGACAAGCCCATGACGGCTTCCCTGTGGATGTTCTCGTACGCGGCAAGATTCTCGATACCCAGCTGCTTACCGAACTGGCTCGTGTCATCAACGCGCAGTTGCGGGGGAGGAGCAGAGAAAACCCGCATAACGTCTTTGGCTCTGAGCCCAGCTATCGTTAACGCATTTGCGTACTGCTCCTGCTCAGTCCCCTTCAAGTCCTCGTAGCTCGTGAACTCACGTTCAGTAACGGAACCGTCAGGGTTCCTCACTGTCAAGGTGTCCAGCTCGCCTCGAGAGTGCATCCAAGCTAGTGTTTGCAGATACATCGTAACTTGCGCGCTTTCGCGCTCCTCTTGATTAAGAAGGTTCGATAATGTCTTTGCGTGAGCAGGTAACCCTGCGTTCACTGCATCAATGAACCACTGACCCGTAGGCTCGTAGTACGGGCCAAGAGCGAGCTGACGTATGCCAGGGAACTTGTCACCAAGATCCCCCAACTCGAACACGATAGATGTGAACCCAGCAGAAATCCCTGTAAGTCCAGGGACAAGGTTGTTCTCGAAATCCAGGGACGGGCTCGATGCGAGTGCCTTGCCGGTGATCGAGTAAGGCATATCCTCGTTCCACATGCCTAGGTCTTGGCTCATTAAGACACTTAGGGTGCGCAGTAAAACCTGATTGCCAGGTAGCGCGAAATAGTCGGCCCCGAACTGATCCTTGAAAACAAAACCGTTGTCCTGCGCGATCCCGTAAATCAATGCTCCCTTAGCGATAGCTTCGGGGTTCTGCACCGCGAGCCGCCGAATACGCCGCCAAAAATCCTCAGTAGCGCGGTAGTAGCGGGAAACGTTACGGGACTTCCATGCGACGTTTGTGCGAACAGCCGGATTGTCCAAGTACGCGAAAGAAGCCTCGTAAGCCTGCTCCGTGATCGTTTGGGTACTGAGTACCTCGACGGCTTCGTCAATGGCTTCCCGATTGACTCCTGGGCTTCTACTTTCGATTTCGTCTGCGAGAGTGGCTCGCTGCTTCGCGGTGTTGCGATGGATGCGCAGGACGTTCGCCCAAAAAATCGGCCCTTTAGACAAGCGTGCGTTTTGCCGGTTCATCCAACGCCACGAGTGGTTAATCAAGCCTCCCGTGTCCGTGGCGACAGGAATAAGCGGATCTACCTGTTCAGGAACAAGCAGAGCTGGCGGTAAATCGTCATTCGGGATGCGAGCGAGGTCGCTGGCCGTTACGCGATCCTTTAATATGATTCCTTCGCCGTCGAGTTGCTTCTGAGCTGGCCTGTACCAACCCAAGTATTTCCCTTCGGGGCTAAAAAACTTCTGCAACAGCTCCGCGTTAATGCTCCCGTCTTTCCGCTGGAACAGTGAGAGCACTGACTCGAAATAGTCGGAAGAAAAACGGTCTACATCTTCGGGACGCTGCAAGTTAGAGAACCGCTGTGACCAAGCATCATTTTCGTCCATCGACGCGATCAGGGTGCGAATCTGTTGCTTCGCCTCAACGACAGTCATCTCGCCGCGGTAGACTAAGTGAAGAAGCTGCACTGACAGCTCACCGACCGGCCCATCGCCATTCATCACCCAATTCAGCTGGTGATGCCAATGCTCGTTCAGTCGCGCCGTTACCTCAGTCGCCGTGGTGTATCCACGATCAACTCCGATAGCCGAGCCACGGACGGGGGGAGGCTTACTGCCTGCGTAACCAACACCAGGGGGAAGTTCCTCCGCGACACCGATCATCTCATCCATGTACCCAGGGAGGTCACTGCTGTTCATGAACCGTCCCGCGCCAGTGACGCCCTCGAGTAGTGCCCGCTCCGCATCTCCGGTAGCTACCCGAGCGATCAGCTTCTTCTCTTGGATCGTCAATGGGACGGGGCCGATCTTCTGCGCAACAAGAGCCCTCAGGAACAACTCGTAGAACGGCTCAGAGTCGCCGTCAACAAGAAAGTTTATGGCGGTGCGCCATTCCTCATTACTTATGAAATCTTCCTGACGAACCTTGCCCTTAGCTGGCCCTCTACCTCTAATGCCGACGCGAGGAACCATCGCAGGCGCGATCACATGCCTGAGTATTTGACCCCCGAGGCCGTTCAGGTCGGCCCAATCGTCAATTACGTCCGGAAGGTTACGCCCGTCACCCTTCACTACCTGCCAGCCAAACGTGCGGCTCGATTCGAGCCA